AATCGGATAACTGTCCACACCGCGATCCAACCAGCAAGTACGCGACATGCTGCCGTAGTACCAAATCTGCTGCTGGTAGTTGTAGACCACATACCGGTCGTTTTCAGTGCTGTTCCCAGATGGATAGAACCACCAAACCTCAGAAAACGCCGTATTTGTTGCCGCTGTAACCTTGTCGATCTGACCTTCGTTGAAGTCACTAAACACATAGTCGCGGACCGTGCAGGGCAGGCGCTGTACCGTACCGCCATACACGTAAAACTCTTCTGCACCCATCCAGAACACTTGGTCTTCTACAGCAACCGCGGCCAACGGGCCTGCAATCGTGATGTTTTCAGACACAAGGTTGATACCAAAGGTAAACGGAGGGCCTAAATACTGCATCGCGTGGAGCGAAACGTCAGTAAACACCAGAATCTGCTGGCGGGTTTCAATCGCATTGACGATCTCGGACCCCGAACCCAGTCTCAAATCACCCGCCGTGTTGGTGGCCTGCGCCGCCCAAACCAGTGGGTTTTCTTGGTCAGAGAACCGGATAAGCAGCGGGTCTTGGGTGCCAATGTCGTTCTCAGGATCGCAACCAAACGCAATCACGTGACGATCCCGGTCAGAAATCAGGATTTTCTTGGCAATCGTAGGCGTCGTGCTATCGGCACCCGCCAATTGTGACAATTCCACCGCACGAGTGGTCGTGCCGTTGCTCTTGTCCCAGTAATAAATGCCCTCGTCGCGGACATTGATAATCAAATCTTCGCCGAAGTTGTCGTGGCTCCAGATGCGAAGCGTCGTGCCAGAGGTGGCCAGCGATGCACCCGAGCCCCACGTTCCACGGCCCCACGTGCCTGCACCCCAGCCGGTTCCGATAACGGTCGTGTCCAAGCCGGTTTGTATCTGATACGCACCAACGACGGCTGCGCCGCCATTGCCGGTGTCAGAGGTGTTAGCAAAAACGTAGGTAGGCGTGTAACCAGTGGTGGTCGTAATGTTGTTCAAAGAAGCCGTTTCACGAGCTTCAATGTAGTAGACATTCGGTCCTTCAATGTGACTTACCTGATACTCTTGGTTCAAGACATCAGCGGTGATGTTGCCGCCAAGTGTTACCGCGCCGCTAAAGGTAACAAAATCATTGTCTTCGCAGCCGTGGTCGGTATCAGTAACCTCAATCGTAGAACAAACAACTGCATCGCCTGAGCTGTGGGCCGCGGCATCCGTTCCGTCATAGCCGCGCTCTAGTCCAGTCAGCATGTTACCCGATAGAGATGCGTAGCGAATAATCTCGCTATTAATCTTGATAACGCCGGTATCCGGGAATCCCGTACCGCTTGTCAGCGTAACAGTAGTGTCCGAAATATCGACATCCGCAGCCAACGTGTTTGCAGACGCGGAAAATGTAACTGCACCTGCCGCAGTTGTCTCGCGGATCGGGGTGATGTCAGAGTAGCCACCACCTTCGTTGATGTAATACTTGAGGTGCGTACCAACGCCCAAGTACCGTGAGCCGTCGAGCGCGACCCACGGATGCAAAGCACGGCACGTGCCTAAGAAGTAGGTGGCGGAAGTCGCCTCCCAGCCACCTATTTTTTCGGGAAAGCCGAAGCGAAACCTTACCTTGTCGCAGTCGAACCAACCGCCCTCGTTACTATACGAAGTAGTCTCTCGGTTTACACCGGGTCTGAATTGCAACTTGGTAAAGGGCATTCATACCTCACTCTTCGACTTCAGGTGCCTCCAAAGAAGCGGCAAGTCGATTCACAAACGCTTCTCTGCCAATGGCAAGCTGGTCCATATTAAATTGCGCATTGGACAATTTACGGTCCAAGTCTTGCACGTGGTTTAGCAGCGCCCGCTGCTCATCAGTCATGTCTTCGACAAAATATTCAGTGTCGTTGACGGTGATTGGGGTCTTTTTGTCTTTTCCCATCACAAGTCTCCTTTAGGTTAAATTAAGACGCGGTATACCCTTGTCCTGCTGTAATTGCAGCGTTTGCTGCGGTCATGTCTTCACCATCCCAATCGGTCTTAGCGACCATAAGTTCAAGGTGAGCAACATTGCGATCAACGCAATCTTGGCGGTCAGCGGCTTCGGCATCAGCCATTTGGTTGCCTGCAATTACGTCGTTGATTAAATCTACACTGTGCCCCATGGCCGTGTAGTCTTGAGCGCGTTGTTCTGCGCTTCGTGCTTCGATTTCGTCAGTCATGGATAGTCTCCTTAGCTAAATACTGCGTTGCAGATAGTCTGCACGTTAGCAGGTTCGGACGACCAGTCGTCACCTGATTGAATTACATGACGGTGATAGCTTTGTGCAATCACAGCGCCGTCCTTTAGTACCTTAGTGGTCATGCGAACTTGAACAGAGGTAACAGTGTTACCGTCCTCGTCCTGCGTTTCAACCACTTCAATTTTGTCTGCGACTTCTTCTTCAGTTAGTGCCATTGTCTTTCTCCTTTAGTCCGTCTCAAGAGTCCACTTGAGATAATTAGGTTGTTCGATATGTCATTTGTAAAATAACGTGGTTACCATTAGTGTTTACACTTAATGAGGCCGCATCTACAGCGCTACTTAAAGCATCTCTTGGATCATCACTGGTATATTTAATAAGTGTTATATGTGATTGTGATACAGATATGTATCCACCTGCGGGTGTATTGTCAGTGTCCCACTGGACGGCATAACCAATACTAGCGGCAGAATATAAACCACCCACGGCATCACTAGCTACAAAAGGCAGTCCGCCAATTCGCAATTCTCCTGCGCCTTGTGACGTTATTGATGTCGTTCTGACTCTAATTTGCACTGACACCGTTTGCCCAACTTTTACATAGCTACAAGAGTTCACGGCAAAAACGACTGTTGGGTTGGTAGTTGAGCCAGTAAACGTAGCGCTAAACGTCCCTTCTTCGTAGTCGTCTAGCGCATTGGCGGCGGCGGAATCACCGTTGAACTTGAGGCCGTCTGAGTCGATGCGGATGACCTCGGCGCGATTTGCGTAAAACTCCATTCTGTTGTTGGGGTGGTTGTAACGAATGGAGCCAGCGTCGTTGTTGTCGTTGTCCGCAAAATAAACATTACCGTTATGCGTATTTTGCGAGAGTACCGTTAAACCATGAGCGCCCGTGGTGTTACCAACTTGAAGGTCATCTGCATCGGCATTGGCGGCGCTGGCATAGCGCCCAATTGACGCACGTCCTGAGCTGTCAACAACAAATCGAATATTACCGTCACCATCTGACAAGACGATGTTGTTGCTTGAGGTGCGGATGTCGAGGCTGTTTTGGTTGCCGTTAAACTCACCTAAAATGGTGTTTTTACTGCCGGTAGTCACGAGCTGACCGGAGTCTTTGCCTACAAACGTATTGTTATCTCCGGTGCCGTCTCGACCAGCATCAAAGCCAACGTAGGTGTTTCGACCATCACCTGTCGTAGTCGAATGACCTGCGCGATACCCAACAAACGTGTTATTTAGCGAAAGGGTTATTTCCCTACCCGCCTCGAAGCCAAGCGCAGTATTGCCTGCACTAGATGACGCATCACGCAAAGCCTCATAACCGACCGCTACGTTTTCATAGCCGGTGGTAAGATTGGTTCCCGCGTCACGACCAATAAATACGTTGCTGTAGCCGGTGGTGTTGCGATCAAGCGAACCATAGCCAACCGCCGTGTTATTTGAGCCGGTAGTCGTAACCAACATGCTGTTTTTACCAACCGCAACGTTACCAGTCGCGGTGGTATAGTCACGATGCGCACTTTCACCTAAGGCGGTGTTGTTCGCTCCAGTAGAAGAACCATTAATACCGCGCATTGCGTTTCGACCGAATGCAGTCGTGCTATTACCAGTGCTGTACAGAGCCGCATCGTAACCTACGACAGTAAATTCAGCGGTGGTATCTACGGAATACCCTGCGCGGTATCCAACAGCGGTATTGCTACTGCCAGCGGTGTTTGCATACAGCGCCTGATAACCAATAGCCGTGTTGCCGGAAGCGGTGGTGTTGGCTCTAAGGGCGTTGTAGCCCACAGCCGTATTTGAGGCACCTGTGGTATTGAACCGTAACGCCTCTACGCCCAGACCCGTAAGCTCACTACCGCTAGTGTTTGCGTAGCCTACGTTTACACCAACGCCTGTATTGTTATTTCCTGTAGAGCTTCCGTAAAACACTTGTGTGCCAAGAGCAGTAAGGTTTGAGCCGGAGGCACTACGTGCTGTATTGTAGCCAATAGCTACGGAGTTAATATTTGCAGTTGATTGAGATAGTGATCCATACCCTATTGCGGTATTTTGGGAGCCTGTAGTATTTGAATACAAAGACTGAAAGCCAACGGCCACGTTATTAGAAGGGGTGGTGTTTGAATTCAGAGCCTGTCTACCTACCGCAGTGTTGTTTGCACCCGTCGTATTAGCTTTAAGGGTGTCGCTTCCAATTCCTACGTTGTTATTCGCAGTGGTGTTGTTTTCTAGCGCACCATAACCAAAGGCGTCGTTAGCCAAGCCCGTAGTATTGTCTTGTAAAGCAAGATTGCCTACTGCCGTGTTGTATGAGCCTGTAGTGTTGTAGGTTAACGCCAAGCGACCCATGCCAGTATTGGCCGCTCCAGTAGTGCTTCGGAATAACGTCTCATGGCCTACCGCAGTGTTTGAAATGCCTGAAGTATTGCCAGACAACGCACGATAACCAACAGCGGTTAAGGCTCCTTGCGTAGTTATAGCATCCAGCGCATAAGTACCAATCGCTACGTTTTCAGTCGCAGTTGTTGCGTTGTTCATTGCGGCTGCGCCTACGGCTGTGTTCAAGCCGCCAGTGCTAAGTGTTGCGCCAGTAGCATAACCAATCATTACGTTATTAGTGGCAGACGTTTGTGCTGTAGCCGCTTCATAGCCTATGGCAACGTTAAAGTTACCTGTTACAACACCGTCAAGCGAATAAGCGCCAAGTGCAGTGTTGTACTGGCCTGTTGTTAAGCCTCCGCCAGAGTTGTATCCAACGGCTGTGTTTAAAGCCGCTGTTGTAGATGCAGTAAGTGCGCTTTGGCCTATAGCAACATTTTGACCGCCAGTGGTGTTCGCATTAAGCGACAAATAACCAACAGCTACGTTGTCAGAGGCGGTGGTGTTGTTGGCAAGCGCCTGACGACCAATTGCTGTATTGTTTGCGCCCGTTGTAGCATCCTCCAAAGCCTCAGAACCCACAGCCGTGTTGTTCCCAGACGTTGTTGCATTCGTAAGGGCTTCATGACCGAGAGCAACGTTATGACTTCCGGTTGTTAGAGCATCAAGCGATAAGTTGCCCATCGCTGTATTACGCAGGCCGGTGCTAAGGTTTTGCATTGCCGCTCTACCGACAGCGGTATTGTCATAAGCATCATTAGCATCTTTAAGAGCTTGATAGCCGACAGCGGTATTTGGACCATTAGTGGCTGAAGTAAGAGCGTTGTAGCCAACGGCTGTATTGTGCTGATGAGTAGTGATGTTTTTCAGCGCAAAGCCGCCGACAGCGACGTTGGTAATGCCGGTTGTCAACAACTCCATCGCTTCATAGCCAATGGCGACGTTATACGTGTTGCTTACGGTTGCCCCTGAGTCGAATACTCGTAAGGCATCCGCGCCAATCGCAATGTTTCGAGCGCCACCTTGGTTGGTGGCAAGAGCGTTTATTCCTAATGCAACGTTTGCACTACCTACAGTGTTACTACCTAAAGAGTTTTGACCTACCGCAGTGTTATTTGATGCTGTGGTATTAGCATCTAAAGCACGATAGCCCACTGCAACGTTTGCAGAGCCAGTCGTGTTGACTTGAAGTGCTTCTGCTCCGACTGCAGTGTTGTTAGAGCCTGACGTGGTTGAGTCAGCGGCTTGGTAACCAACGGCTACGTTGTCTGATGCAGTGTTTAATCTAAGAGCGTGGTAGCCCAGACCAGTATTTCGTGAAGTGCTAACGTTGGAGAAGAGGGCTTGGTAGCCTAGAGCAGTATTGTAATCCCCCGTTGTGTTTGCTTTAAGCGAATATCCACCAACACCAGTGTTATCTGCACCGTCTGTATTAGCAAAGAGAGAGTCATGACCGACAGCAACGCCAGTGTTTCCGGTGGTGTTTGAGTACAGCGCTCTGTAACCAAGGGCTGTAAAACTACCTATAGTGTTAGTATACCCAGCTTGATGACCAACAGCAGTTACCTGTGTCCCTGTAGTATTTGAATACAAAGACTGATGACCAACAGCAGTGTTGTTTGAGGCGGTGGTGTTAGCGTTTAAGGCATAATTACCTACCCCAACATTTTGACCGCCAGACGTATTAGACGACAGACTATTAGTTCCAAGACCAACATTGTCTGCACCGTCTACGTTTGCAGTTAACGCAGAAGAACCAAAAGCGTTGTTTCTTACTCCTGTCGTCGTAGCAGTTAGAGCGGCATTACCAACTGCTGTGCTGTTATTTGACGTTGTGACGCTGTCAAATGCCGTATTACCCAACGCAACGTTAGACGTACCCGTAGGATAGTTACCATCCAGCTTGATTGTGCCGCTTGAAACATCAAGGTTTCTACCGACAGTTAAATCTTGCGTAATCGTCACATCGTTCGGCAAGCCTACCGTCAGTGTTTGCCCAGACGCAGAGGTTTCAATTTCATTTGCCGTGCCCGCAACCGTAAAGGTTTGCGAGTCTAAATCGACCGCACCGGTGCCGCTGTCACCCGCAAAATCTAAATCTTGAGCAGTAACTTGGCTGTCAACATATGCTTTGATCGACTGCTGCGTAGCCAAAGCGGAGGCATCGTCAGATGCCATATTGTCTTCGTCCAGAATCTTGTCAACAGACACGCTACCAAGGCGAAGGCTATCAAAATACGCATTATTGAAGACGTTTGCGGCTACAGCACCCGTGCCGCCACCGTTAAAGTAAACTACAGCCGTAGTACCCGCGGGGATTTCGTAATCGTTAGAAGCGTTATACGTGCCCTGAAACACAATAATGCTGCGAGAGCCAGACAAAGCGTTGCGAATATAGACAATCTTTTCAGCATCATTAGGCGTTAGCTGTACATATGCGGTAGCGCCAAGATCGGCACCATCGTTAAAAATAACCATTCGGTTGCGACCGTCCGAAACGGCACCATCCGAAATAGGTAAGGTATTAGGTGAGCCGGAAGTACCTGCGCTGGCAAGTGTAACCGTGACTTGTCCGTCCAGAGCCGTATCCAACAGGCTCATGTTCGTGTTTGTAGTATCGCCCCACGTACCGGACTGTTCGCCGGTTGCGATGAGTTCAATACCGTTGTTCAGCGTATATGTACTTGGCATCTTTTAAACCCTATGCTGCAATCCGAGTCCATGATGGGGACTGAGAAGGAGTTTCTTCAGAATACCCCGGAGACTGAACTGGCGTCTCCTCACTATAACTCGGATTTTGATTTGGAACAATCCTGCCGTACACTAATACTTGTCCAACAGAACCAGTTGCTTCGAGACCCACTACAGGTACATCAGCGCCAGCATTAACTGTCACGCTGCCGACCTCACCTGTACCAGATACCCCGGTAACGTTTACACTTGCTCGGATTTCGACGACTACAGAGCCGACTGCGCCGGTTGCTTCTATTCCTGTGACAGAAACATTTGCATCCGCGGAAACGGGTATAAACCCACCGTGAACAAAGCCTTGCGCCTGCAAACCACTTGGGATTGTGACAATTGCGTCAGCCGAGGTCGTAACCGAACCTACCGCAGAAGTGGCTTCAAGACCTGTGACAGGAGTGTTGGCATCAGCAGAAACTGTGGCAGAGCCTACAGCGCCGGTTGCGGCAAGACCTGTGACGCTTACGTCAGCGTTGGCCTGCACGGTGACAGAACCAACGTTCCCAGTAGCTTCAAGACCTGTGACAGGGACAATAGCATCCCCAGAAATTGTGGCAGTTCCCACCTGACCGGTCGCTTCAAGACCCGTCGGGGAAACATTTGCAGTACCTGTGACGGTAACTGAACCTACGTTACCTGTAGCAGATAAACCTGTTACAGAAACGTCGGCGTTGGCCTGTACAGTGACAGAGCCTACATTAGCTGTCGCTTCCAACCCAGTGACAGGGGTATTCGCATCGGCCACCACAGTGACCGATCCAACCTGACCTGCCGCACCGGAGTTGGTAATGGAACCTTCGCCCCAACCGAGCTGGCCCCACGTCCCCCGACCCCAGCCGGTTAATGGGACGACGACATCTGTCATTACGCGATCCGAATAATCGCGTTACTTGCGTCTGCGGCTGGGAAAATGATCGTAAAGTCACCTGCCGTAGAGGTTTTATCTGATCCAAAATCCAAAACCACAACCGCACGGTTGCCGTTCGTAGAATTGTAGATCAAGGCACCACGCGCAGTGATCGTCGCCGTCGAAAACGTGAAGTCTGCAAAATCGCAGAAAGCCGTCGTTCCCGACGTAGTAGGATCAATGTTGGTTAGCGTTCCGCCGCCTGCGGTGTAACCCGTGCCACTGATTTCACCAGTAGTCGTGTAGACCGTAGTGGACGCATTAAGCGTCGCAGTATTGTCGTACAGCGCAATTTTGTAATCATTAGCGCCTACATTAAAGTCATGTAAGCCTTCCAAAACCTCTTGCTTGAAAGACGTACACATGTAGTTTCCTGTAAAAGCCATGTATCTTCTCCTTCTCTATCCGAAACTTACTGTTTCGGCCTAATTACCATGCCAGTGCGGTATTCGTCTGTAACTTCTTTGGCTTCGCCAAACATCTTCAGACCCTGTATCGCTTCCATAAACCGTTTTTCATACTGAGCCATTATATCTTGCTCACCCTTCATATAAATGTACGCTTCTATCAAGCTACCGTACAACATACAAAGTTCTGCGTTTTCACTCAGCCAAGTCGTTCCCGACCCCGATCCAGCCGTCAAACTGGCCGGTCTATAGAAGTAATGCAGCTCTACCGCGTAATTTGAGTCGGGAGTAGGCCCCAAAACAAAGTTATCCACGTCAA